GGACGAGAACAACTTTATTGGGTGCCAGGACTTGCTCCGCATCGTTTATCCGTTGACCTTGGTGATTATCGGCAAGCGTAAGGGCAAGCGGCCTTACGAGGTCGCATCGCTCGTTCAGAGCAAGATTAGCGGTATGTACGAGGCTTTGGCCACGACTGTCGGTGCGGTGAGCATTGATGTCACCTCCATTACGGCCAATTACTCCATCAAGGAGAACCTTGACACCGAATTTGAGGGAGCGAAGGTTGTGTGGGACACGGCCTTGTATATGATTGCCTTGGATTTGGAGGTGGAGGTGATTGGCGATGCGTCTTGCCTAAACACCGAGGAGCCTTGCGATTACAACACTCTGGCCGTTGATGCCCAGGATGATTTTTCTTACGATGGCGATAATGTTTTAACCTATTGATATGGCACGCAAAAGAATCAGGGACTTAGATGCCCAAGCATCCATTACCAGCACGCTCAAGTTAGCGGTTGACGATACCTCTTTGTCAGAAGCAAAGAGCATAAGCATCTCTCAGTTGGATGCTCGTTATTCCTCTGCTTTTGCCCCTTGCTTCATTGAGTGGTTCCAATCGTCTGCGGAGGCTACCAACATATCGCAACAGAATGTCTTTCAAAAGTTCACGATAAGCTCCGCTTCCGCAGGGGTTACTTCTGCGAATGGACTTGCGGTTAACTCGCAGGGAAGGGTTACATACACGGGGGCAACGGCAACCTTTCGTGTTCAGGTGTTCGCCTCTATATCGGGGCAAAACAATGATGACATTCATATAGCGATTGCATTGAACAATTCTGTTTTAGCAAAGACAGAGCAATCTATGATATTAGGGTCTGGAGGAAAGGATGGCGGTGTTGGCACGCAATGTTTGGTAAGCGTTGCCTCTTCGGGGTTTTTGGATATTTTCGTTAAAAACGCAACCGCTACAAGTGCCGTAACTTTGCAGAAGATTATTGTGATTGTTGAAAAAATAGGTTGATATGGCATTAGCACGGCTCACATCGTTTTCGTTTGGGGAAAAGCTCTTGACCTTGAATTATAGTGGCTCGGAGGTCTATTATGTCCCCTATGCCCATTTGATATCCTTTGAGTACGACCCCACGACTTTAGACCCCAAGGTTTACATCTATTTGCACGGCACACTTGACAATGTGTTGTCGGTATCTGAATCCGAACTCGTTGCCATTGGGAGCAGCATTAGTGCGTTCCTGGCATCGTTGCAGGGTGCGGTGATAAATCAGTTGTTTTGGTTTGAGATATGGGCGAATTTTCTTGATCGTGCCAAGGCCAATTCTGCGTTGACCCCCGAACTCGCAAGCACTTGCGGTCGGTATTTCCGATACGAATTGAATCCTCCCTTGGTCCCTACGGCCACGGAGGATTATGCAGACTTCTGGTACTTCAATCAGCGATGCGACAACGATAGTGCCACCGTGAAGGAGGTGTCGGCCTATAATTGTTTGCTCACGAGGTTTTCAGCCTTAAATCCGAATTAACGATGTCCAATCCATCTTTTCTGAATGTCCCTTACCGCTTTAAGGCCGGGACTTTGTATAGTCAAATCCCTGAGAGCGGTCTTGGTGATTTGACCGTAACTCGTGCGACCACTCCAACAGCCAATCTTTCAACGAGGGTTAACGCTTCGGGCTTTATTGAACTCGTTGCCAATAATGTCCCTCGTCTTGATTACACTTTGGGAGGCATTGCTAACGGATGCCCTGGGTTGCTTGTTGAGCCGAGTGCGCAGAACTTGGCATTACAGAGCGAGAATTTCGGGACCAATTGGAGTCCTGTTGGTTTGCTTGCATTTGGAAGCGGAAGCGTCTTGAATACAACCGCAACCCTTGACCCATACGGCACAAATGTTGCCGACTTGATTGTTGCAAATACCTCGGTTACCCAACACAGAGTTGACCAAACAACTGTTTCTGCGGCTGGAAGTTATACATTTTCCATTTTTCTTAAAGCCGCAGGATATGGGTTTGCAAGGCTTCGGATAGGTGGAACGGGTGCTGTTTTTAACCTTACCACAGGAGCGGTTAGCGCAACCGATTCAGGTATTGTTTCTTCAATTCAATCTTACGGAAATGGATGGTATCGTTGCATTGCTTCAAAAGCGGTTTCAGTTGCAAACGAGATTATCCGTGTTAATATTCAATCAACTCAAAGCACCGCAGACTTTGCAGGCGATGGCACTTCGGGCATATACATCTTTGGCAGCCAATATGAGTTAGGGGCAGCCGCAACTTCTTACATACCCACAACAAATGCCGCCATAACCCGTGCCGCAGATATCATAACCAAGACGGGCGTGAGTTCATTGATTGGACAAACCGAGGGTACTCTTTATGCGGAAGTAGATTTGCGAGCGTTAGGTGTTGCGAGAAGTATTTTTAGTGTTTCTCTTAATTCAAATACAACCGATTTCGCTAACATTCAAATAAATTCTTCAAATCGGATTTTTGCAAGAATACGCTCAAATACCGGAACTGTTCAAGATGTGACGGCAAGTTCAACCATTACGGGTATAACAAAAATCGCTATGGCTTATGGCTCAAGCGGAAGTGTTCTCGCTATCAACGGAGCAATAATAGGAACAAACCCAAGTGGCATTCCAACTTGGGCAAGTAGCGTTAATTTCGTTCATGTCGGGAATGGGCCATCCGCTGCATCGGGATCTACTCAAGGTGGATTCTTCAACGACTGCATCCGCTCCTCTGCCATCTACTCAACAAGGCTTACCGACACTCAACTCCAGGCCCTCACAACCTAAGATATGTCCACTCCTTCTCTCCTAAACATCCCGTATGTCATAAAGGCGGGAACTCTTTACAGCCAAATACCCGAAACAGGGGCAGGCGATTTCGTGGTGACTCGTGTCACCACGCCCACGGCCAATCGTTCCACGAGAGTCAATGCCGATGGCTTACTTGAATTCGTAAATGACAATGTGCCGAGGTTGGATTATCCAGTTGGTGGAGCCGTGAATGGGTGTCCTGCTTTGTTGGTGGAGCCTGCTGCCACAAACTTAAATCCAAATAGCAATACGTTTTCAGTTGAAACGGCTCCTGTTGCTACCGTTGTTCAAAATCAAGTTGACCCATTTGGCAATCCTAATTCGGCTTGGTTAATGAGCGGTGCGAATAGCGGAGTTGACTCAGCAAGCGGAAATAATGTTAGAATTATTCAATCACCTATATCTTCTGGCATTTATACCTGCTCAATTTATGTAAAAAGCCCAACAGGAAGCCCTGTTACTTTTAGGTATAGGCAAACCTCTGGAGGAGACATAAATGGGTCAACCGTGGTTAGCGGTTCCGAATTTCAAAGAATTCAACTAACAAATACAAACACAGTCACGAGTTCTCGCTTTATCGTTTATACCACAGGTGGCGAACCTATAATCATTTCATGCCATCAAGTAGAAGCCGGCACCGTTGCCACTTCCTACATCCCCACCACCACCGTGGCCATTACTCGCAATACGGATGTGATAAGAAAGACGGGAATCACATCTCTTATCGGTCAATCCGAAGGGACTGTTTACTTTGAGGTTGAGGTTACGGATGAGGCAAGGAATAAGTGGATTTACACTTTAGATAGCTCAACAACCTCTTTTATCCAAATGTGGGTTTCTACAACGGGAACAATTAGTGTTCAAATACAAAATAACTCAAGCATTGTAATGACTACATTAATTTCAAGCGCACAAAGCGTTGGCTATCATAAAGTCGCTTTTGCTTACAACACGGCAACAAATGGGTGCATTATGTATATTGATGGAGTCCAAAACCCCGTTGCAACAAGGACGGTTGCTGCTCCTGGCCTTCCAGCCTTTGACAATATGTCTTTGGGAACTTTTGTAACGCAAACTTCTGCCACGCTTAAGGCTCATATCCGTGCAGATGCCGTTTATCCCAACCGCCTTTCAAATTCCGAACTCGCAACCCTCACAACCCCATAAAAATTCGCCCATTCTTTAATAAATTTGACGCACTATGGCACTACCTACCTTAACCGCAAGAACCTTCGGCTCAACGCAATTACAGCTCACATACGCTGACGGAAGGCAATATTTCCTTAATTATCGGGACATTATCTCCACGGAACTTGATGCGACCGATGGCATTACAAAGGTGCGGATTTACCTTTCGGGGACTTTGGACGAGTCCATATTCGTGACCAATGGAGACCTTGTGGCCCTGGGAACCACGGCAGCAGCATTCCTGTCCACCCTCAACACTTACTTGTAATGGATATCAAGCAGGCATTGACGGAACTCGGCATTAATGTCGGGATGTCCGTAGGAGGCTTTCTGGGAAGCCTCGTCCTCGTAGGAAAGCAAAAGGGAGCGTCTTTACGCACCCAACTCTTCTCCATCCTCGCAGGAACCTTGTCTGCCAATTACCTTACCCCTCTCGCTATCACCTTCCTTGGTATTGAACTTGAATCCGCTCAATTCGCTATGGCCTTCCTTGTTGGCTTCAGCGGTTTGAGGGTCGTGGAAACGCTCTCCAATTACTTCCATAAGAAAGTTGAATCCAAAGGTGATGAGTCTTGAACAACGCCTTTCCCCAAGAGTCCCCAAGCTCGTTATAGACCGCTTCCTTGAAATACAGGAGCGGTTTTCTATTAATACCGACCTTCGGATTGCTCACTTCTTCGCTCAAACGGCCCACGAATCGGCCAACTTCACCACGACCAAGGAGAACTTCAATTACTCCGCCTCACGGCTCTTAAAGGTCTTCCCAAGGCATTTCAACAAGGACACGGCCAAGTTATACGCAAGGGATTACATCGCCATAGCCAACAAGGTCTATGCGAACCGCTTTGGCAATACCGAACTTGGGGATGGATGGAAATACCGAGGCCGTGGGTACATTATGACCACCTTCAAGGCCAATTACGCTGAACTTGACAAACTCGTCCCCGAAGACCTATTGGAGAACCCCGAACTCGTGGCCGGGAGGTATGCGATGCTATCGGCGGGCTACTTCTGGCATAGCCGTAAACTCAACGCCCTTGCCGACAAAGGCTCCGATATCGCAACGATTACCCGAATCACCAACAAGATAAACGGAGGCATCATCGGCCTGGATGACCGCATCGCTAAGTTCAACGAGTTCTACGACCTGCTCACCAAAGGCCAAACCGCTTAATTATATTTGAACCACAAAACGATTCATTATGCCACTCACTAAAGCCAAGGGTTATGGGAAAAAAGCCACCCAAAAAGCCGTCTCCAAAAACATCAAAGAGCTTACAGAAGCCAACAAGTCCAAGCCTAAAAGCAAAAAGCGAAGTAAGGGTCAGATTGCCGCTATTGCCTATTCTGCTGCACGCAAGTAATTTTGAATGCTGAATAAGATGGAGAACAATACCGTAAAAATCCGCTTTGAGATTGACCTTGACCTCCTAAGCAAGCTTGAGGACTTGGCCGAAGAAACCGGGCAGACGATTAAAGAGACAATGGTTAAGGCTTTGACCGATTATGTTGAACTCTACGAGGACACGGGTGCGGAGTCGCTTGGCGAT